GCCGAGTGTCGGCTGGGCCAGCTACCACAACAACCGCCTCTGGATCGCCAAGAACCGCGACACGGTCGGTATCAGCGACGTTCTCGACCCCGACCTCTACGATCCATTCTGGAACAGCTTCCGCGCCGGCGCAGGCGGCGATGACCGCATTGTGGCAATTCACCCATGGGTCGAAGGCCAAGCCCTCGTCTTCTGCCGCAAATCCATCTGGCTGGCCACACTCAATCAATTCGCCTCCACCGATGGCAGCGACTTCAGCGTAGACACTCCGGTCTCGCAACTCACGCTCCTGACCAACGAGATCGGATGCAGCGCAAGGAACACCATCGTCACCGCCGGTAACTTTGTCTTCTTCCTCTCAGACGCAGGCATCTACCGCTTAGACCGCGCCCTCGACCTCAAGGTTCGCGGCGACACCAAGCCGCTGTCAGAGCCTATCGCCGACCTTTTCAGCCAAGTGGTGCAGTCCCGCGTCGAACGCAGCGCTTTCGGTATCTGGCACAACAACAGGTATCTCGTTGCGCTTCCTACCAGCACAGACCCCTTGGACGGCAACCAGTTGGTCATTGCTTGGAATGCCTTAAATTCTCAATGGGAATACCGCGACACCTATCCGAGCAGCGCCTCGGTTAACCAGATCCTTGTTGCCACCTACGACAACCAGCGCCGTGTCTTTAGTATCCCCCGCTCTGGCAACCTCTATCTGCTTGAGCAAGAGGACACCGCACTGGACGACAACGCAGTCAGCTCTGGAACAAGCCCCGTCACCGGCAGCATCAAGACCCGCCGCTACGACTTCGGCGACATGCACTCAAAGCGATTCCTCCGCACTATCGCCGATGTCGTCATTCCCGCAGGCGCCAGTGTGACGACCAAGATCAGCACGATCAATCCCGATACCGAAACCATCGTCGGCACGCTGACCAACGCCGCCGCTGGACCGGAGGACTACAATATGAAGACGCCGGTGCGCTACAAAGCCCACAGCGCCGAAGTCATTTACGAAACATCCGGTGGGCGGCCGGAAATAAGATCCGCCAGCATTGAGGCATCGCCCAAGTCCTTGCCTCCGACCGAAACCAGATCAGCAGCATAATTCCTATGGCCTCCTACGCATACACATTCACTAGCGGCGACACCGTCACCCCGACCAAGCTCAACAACGCCCGCACCATTAGCGACATCGTCGATGCAGACATTAAAAGCGATGCTGCGATTGCAGGCAGCAAATTAGCGACAGCCGCGCAGCAAGCTCTGGTTCCTGCAGGCGCCGTAATGGCTTTTGCCATGAACAGCGCTCCGAGCGGCTGGCTTGCGGCGGACGGCAGCAACGTCAACCGCACGACTTACGCGGCCCTCTTCAGCGCCATCGGCACGACCTACGGTGCTGGCGACGGTAGCACGACATTCGCCCTGCCAGACATGCGCGGATATTTTGTGCGCGGCAGCGGAACCAATGGCGATGCAACAGCCAGCGGAACATTTGGTGCCAAGCAGGCAGATTCGCTCATTACGCACACGCACACTGGAACAACCAGCACAGACGGAGCGCATACGCACACGCACACTGCCTACTCCCAGTTGTGGCAGGGTCTTACGGTCAACGGCGGTATTGGCTGGGCCAATACGGGCGGAACACTGACTACAAGTTCAAGCGGCAGCCACAGTCACACAATGACCACGTCCTCGATGAGTCCGGCAGGCGCTACCGAAACCCGCCCGAAGAACATCGCCATGCTGTATTGCATCAAGTTCTAAGCATGACCCCATGGCAAAAAGCAAAACAGCAATGGGACCGAGACTGCGCATCGGCAGAGGGCAAATGGGAGGACATGCTCTGCCGTCATCTGGAGCATGGCGTCATCCATTCGACAGCGAATCTTTTTGTCATGTGCCACGAAGCAGCGGTCAACGGCTCGCAGTCGGCGAACTGCTGGTTTGTCGTCATGGCGGCGGCGAGCGGTAAGAAGGATTGGATCAAACAACTAATGAACATTGTCCCTCATAAACATGAATACATCGCGTGGCGCCGGAACGGCGAGGAGCGTGTGCGCGTTGTTGCATGGGACAAGTTAGCAAGAAAGGCAGGATACTAATATGGGCGGAAGTTCTGGATCAGTTAATTCATCGTTTTTGGGCGAGAAACCGCCCGAAGCGCAACAACTTGATTTCAATACGCTGCGCGGACAGGGCGAGGACACGTTTCAACGTCTGGCGAACACGCTTGGCGGCAACACCTACGCGCAAGGGTCTTGGCAGGCGGCCGAAGAATCACGCATGCGGGCCGACCGTCTGGCCCAGATGTCGGAAGAGATGGCTGGAGTCGCCGACCAATCGGCCGCTGGCGTCTCTCAGTTTGCAGACCCCACTCAGCGTGCGGCTATGGCCGCAGCCGGTCGCATGGACGAATCCGGTGCCGCGCTTGGTTCGCTGGCCGGTCGCATCAACTATGACCCGACCGCGATTGAGCAGGAGTTGGAGCGGCAGGCGATTGGTGAGTTGACCCTTGGCCGGAGCCTTACACCGGAGCAGATGCGCGAAGCATCGCAGTCAGCGCGTCAGGCATTTGCAGCACGCGGCATGGCGACCGGCCTCGGTGCCAGCGCCGCGGAAATCCTTAACCGCGATGCCTATAGCCAGCAACGCCAAGACCAGCGGCGCCAATTCGCCAGCGGAGTCAATGCGGCCAACCAGCAGACCTTGCTGGCACGTCTCGGACTCGGCGGCGATCTCCGCGCACAGCAGGCGAACATCTTCGGCAATGCCGGTCAGCTCCGCGTCTCGGGTCTCGGCCAAGCGGCCAACATGATGAGCAATGCGGGCGACATGCGCATGCGTGGCCGTGAGATGGCGGCAAACACGATGGGCAACGCGGGCCAGATGGCGCTGCAACGCTCGCAAGCCATCAACGCAATATCGCCTTACACTCAGGCGCTACAAGGTGGTGGCTACTCGCAAGGGCTTGGTCTGGCACAAAATACCGCGTCGTTTAACACCAACATGCTGGAGTCGCGGCGGAATGCTTACATGAACAACCAAGCCGCCATCCAAGGCGCGAACATGCAGGCGGGCGCCATGCGCGACGCCGGCATGATGAATATGTTCGGCAACATTGGTTCGTCCATCTTCTCGGACAAACGGATGAAGAAGGACATCAAGCCGATCGGCAAGGCTGGCAGCGTGCTCGGACTGACGGCTTACGAATACAAATATAAGGAGCAGGGAGCAGGGAGCGGGGAGCCCGGAGCCAAGCATGTCGGATTCCTCGCCCAAGACGTCAAGAAGGTGCTGCCCGATGCCGTCGAGGAAGTGAACTACCGCGGCAAGAAACGCCTAGCGATCAAGCCGGCCGTGATCGGCGCGGCCCTGGCGCAAGAATTAACCCAAGCCAAAGCGGCTTAATCGAAGGAGAGAATAACTATGTTTGCCTATAACCCCGGAGTCTATGACACAAGCGGCGAGTTTCTCGCCAAGGGCGCCCTCGGCGCCGCCCAAGCCAACCAACAAATGTATGAGCAGATCGGCGAGGACGTCGGCGGCACGATCCGCAAGGCGGGCCAAGCGGTCGCCGGTTTCGCCATGGGCGGACCGGCCGGCGCGGCCATGGCCATGCAAGGCGGCGGCGAACGCGGCGGCCGCGGCGGTGGCGGCGGCGGCAGCTCGGCGGATAGCGTGCTGGGTAGCTTCGTCGCAGCCTATGCCGACAACAAAGCCCTCGAGGCCAAAGGCTCAGCGTATGGCGATTTCATGAAGCGGCACGGCGACCAGCTGGGATTTGATCCGGAATGGATCAAAGGCTTCCTCAGCGAATCCCCCCGCCAACAAGCCATGATCGGCGACAGCATCATCGGCATGCAAAACACCGGGCGCCAAATGATGAACATGAATTACCTCAACGCGCAGATGGGACCGCGGACCGCGGGACCGGCGACGGGGACGGGGGCGGGCGCCGCCGCGCCGCGGGAGAGTTTCACGTTCTGAAGAGACGAAGAGACTAAAAGACTAAGAGACTAAAAGACCAAAGGACTAACATCATGGCGGAACCACGGATCATGTCGCCCAAGGAATACGGGCTGTCGGTCGGCTATGCGCCGGGGCAGTCGATCGAGGGCGCGGAGTTGGCGAAGTTCAAGGCGGAATACGCGAAGTATCGCCAGGAGGCGATGACTTCTTGGCAGCTCCGGACCGATGACCAGGGGCGGATGGTGCGGGCGAACCCGACGACGGGTCTCGTCATGACCATGACCAATGCCCAAGGACAACCGGTCATGGCGGGGACGCAGGGTAGCCAGGACCCTTATGCTGCTTATATGAATCCCACCGGCGTAAGCGGGGCCGATCCCGCGGCGGCAGATATGACAAACTCGGCGGCGTTTGCCGGGGTGCAGCCGACCGCTCAGGGGACAGGGGCCGGGGGACAGGGGACAGGCAATCCGATTGTTCCCGTGAATGTGAATCCGGCGATGCAGCGGACGGCT